AAGAGCAATCGAGACGAGACCCGCGAAGAGTTCAAGGAAATCAACCGCAAGCTGGACCGGATCATCGCCGGGAGGAAGTGATGTCAACACCAACCGAAGGAGCGGATGATCAGTGACGTGAAGTCTGATCTTGGCGCTTGGGTGGCTAAGTTGGTCTCGGCCCCTGACGTGCTACTGCGCATCGGCAAGGTGCCGATTGAGGGTGACCTGTTCACCAACAAGCAGCTGCTGGACGTCTACGACCCTGACGGCCGGACCAAGACGACCGCCAACGGGCTGGGTCGCGAGCTGCGCCGGGCTGGGGTGCCCCAGGTGCTTGATGGTAAGCCGGTGCGCACGGTTGATGGCCAGGACCGGTTCTACGTGATTCGTAACAAGGCAAAATGGGTTGGCGCCACTGGGCCAGTGGTGATTAAGTACCTCGAGCGAAATAAAAAATAGTTTATTTCTTTTGCCGAGGTCGATAAAATAGAGACCTCGGAGCCAGGCGAATCGGCAATCCAGCCGACGCCTTTCTTTAAGGAGCACCACATGAGCAAGTTGCTGGAAGATCCCAAGGTCGTCGCCCTCATCGAGAAGGGCCAGAAGACCACCACCAAGGAGGCTGTGGCCACCATCAAGGACCAGGCGAAGACCGCCGCGGAATCCTACAAGGCCTTGGGCAACAAGGACGCCGCCAAGGCGATCGCGGGGTTTGCCAAGGACCTCGTCGACAGCCTCAAGGGCTAATCTCTCATCCACTGAAGGGCCTGGTTAGCACACAGGCCCTTTCTCTTGTCCGGAGTGAAAATGCGGTGTTACAAGGTGAAAGTTGTCGGGCCTGAGGGGGTTGAGGGTTTCCGGTTCGCCGGCACGTCAGCGTTGGCGCGTGAGACCCGGGAAGAGCTGATGAGCCTCTTTCAGGTCAAGAAGAAGGACGTGGACATCATGGACTATGAGATTCCCACCGCAAAGACTGAGCTGCTTGAGTTTGTCAACAGCCTAGCTCAGCAGCTTGATGAGGGGAAGTAAGATGGCCGTAAAGTCAAAAGAAGAAGCCCACAAATCGGTACTAGCTGAGGCGGCGCAGCTCGTGTCGACCGACCGCCAGGCGATCTACGGCCCGCCTCAACAGAACTTCCAAAGATGGTCTGATCTTTGCGAGACATGCGAGATTCATGTCACGCCTAAAGACCTGGCGATGATCATGGTCTTGGGCAAGCTCGCGCGGAACGTACACCAGACGAAGCGAGACAACATCGTCGATGCCTGTGGGTATCTCGAGATCTTTGAGATGCTAGACAAATGAGTTGCCCGTTTGAGGTGCTGGGTCTGGGTCCGAAGGCCAACTTGGAGCTGGTTAAGGCCCGATTTCGGGAGTTGGTGCAGACCCAGCACCCCGATCATGGCGGGGACCCAGTGCAGTTTCAGACCACGCGTGAAGCTTACGCACGGGCTGTTGAGGAAATTGCCCAGCGTAAGTGTGAGATCTGTGACGGAACCCGCAAGGTTCGGGTTGCCAACGGCTTTTCAACCATCTATGTAACTTGCCCGGAGTGTCAACTAAAATGAGCTATCTCCCACCCATGCTCGCCGCTACCGTGAAAGATACCGCTGCTTTGCAGTTTCCACTCTGGGCCTCCCCGAAGCTTGACGGGGTCAGGTGCGTCATCAAGAACGGCCGGGCCCTGTCACGGTCGTTGAAGGAGATCCCGAATTTTTACGTGCAGGCGATGGTCAGCGATGGGCAGTTCAACGACTTGGACGGGGAGCTGATGGTCGGTGAACCAACCGCGCCTGACGTGTTTCGCAAGACAAGCTCCCTCGTCATGAGCCAGCAGGGCAAGCCCAGCCAGGAGGAGCCGCTTGGGTTTTATGTGTTTGACATGTTCGGGCTTCGCGGGGTGCAGTTTGACGACCGCCAGCGGCTTATTGGGCGCCGTTGTCGAGGGTTCGGCGAGTTATTTGTAATGCCCGTGCACCAGGTCCTCATTGTCAACGAGGACCGGCTGCTGGCGTTTGAGGCGGAGGTGCTGGCTCGGGGTTATGAGGGGGTCATGCTGCGTGGGCTCGCCGGTGAGTACAAGCACGGCCGGTCCACGTTGAAAGAGGGGCTGCTGCTGAAGTTGAAGCGCTTTGTTGACAGTGAGGCTATTGTGTTGAATGTCATCGAGCTGCAGCACAACGACAACGAGCCCGAGCTGCAGAGCAGCGGCAAAAAGAAGCGGTCGACCAAGCAAGCTGGGTTGAGCGGGGCTGGCCGCATGGGGGCCTTGCAGGTCATGGACGTGCAGTCGAAGGTGATCTTTGAGGTTGGCACGGGGTTCACTGACGCGGACCGTCACTTCTGGTGGGCCCAGCGAGGGCCGCAAGGTGAGCTTAAGTCTCCTGTTTTCATCAAATATAAGAGCTTTCCCTCCGGGGTGAAGGACAAGCCGCGGTTCCCAGTCTTCCTCGGCGTGCGGGACCCAAAAGATTTTTGAAAATAATTGTTTACAAGGCCATCTCGACCGTGGGTATAATAAAGCACGGCCAATTCCGGCCCGCTAACACCAAGCATCTGACAGGAGGTCATCATGACCAAACTCTACTCCCGCCGTGACTCCGCCACTGACGCGCTTCGCCGCCTTGGCATCGACAAGAGCCGCTACAACAACTTCATCGAGAAGCAGGATGACGGGCAATTTAAGGTCTTCATCACGAAGGCCAAAAAGAGCGTAAAACTCAGCATGAAGGCTGACCTACCCAAGCGTGAAGAGCCCAAGCAGGAAGCTGTGAAGAGCGTCAAGCATGATGAGGCCAAAGAGACCGTGAGCGGCTTCATTCGTCAACAGATCATGCTTGGGCTTGACAACGCCAAGATCTTCCTGCTCGCCCAGAAGAAGTTCGGCCTCAGCGAAGATAAGAAATCTTATCCCGCCTGGTACCGTGGCGACCTGAAGCGGAAAGGGCTCATCTAATGACGATCGTCGGTGATCAATTTTTCTCACAACGTCAATTCGGCATCCTCGGTTGGAAGAGCGACGGTGAGTATCTGATCCGTCATGGGATCGGGTGGCTCCAGTTTACCAGCCTCACCAAGAACCAAACGGCTCAGGTCCTGACCTTGAAGGAGGGCGAGGAGAAGGTCTTTATGTTCAAGACCGCGGCCGGTCCCAAGATGTACCCGATCAAGCGGTTCATCGACTCAGTGTGTAAGGAGAAGACCGATGTGTAAGGAAACTTACTTGGGCGATGGGGTTTACGCTACTTGGGACGGATCAGGCATTATCTTGGACCTTCGCGTGCAAGGTGCCGATAAGATCGTGCTTGATGACTTCGTCCTAGAGAAGTTGGTTGAGTTCTGGACTGATTGCCTGCTTAAGGAGAAGGAAAATGGCTGAGACTGAGAAACCCAAGTTCAAGTTTCCCAAGGCCCTCGGGGCCTGCGCGGACCTGCTGTTCACCCTGAAGGCCAAGCGCCTTGCGGCTCAGAAGGCGGTGGATGCCATCGAGGTCGAGGAAAAGGCACTCAAGGAGCACCTGATCCAGAACCTCCCCAAGTCAGAGGCAAGCGGTGTGGCCGGCAAGTTGGCACGGGTCACGGTCACCAAGAAGACCATCGCCCAAGTCAAGGACTGGGACAAGTTTTATGCATACATCGCCAAGACCAAGCAGTGGGAGCTGATGCAGCGACGAGTCAGTGACACCGCGATCCTGGAGCGCTGGGAGCGGAAGGTGAAGGTCCCAGGGGTCGAACCGTTCCAAGTACCTACCATCAGCATGAACAAGCTTTAACCCGGGCAATCTCGCCCACCTCAAGCACCAAACACCTAACAAGGAGGCCCTATGGCCGTCAAGGAAAAACCCGTCAAGACCACGCAGCTCAACAGCTACGAGAAGGCGCTAGCTGAGCAGGCCAACATCGCAGCTGGCATGGAGAACAGCACCGCCACCGGGCAGTTCTTCGGCTTGGCTAGTGGGCAGTTGCAGTTCAACGGGAACCCCATTCCCGGCAACGAGATGTTGGTCGTGGTGCTTGACGGCATCATGGAGAACGTCTACTATGAGGAGGCTTATGACCCTGATGACCCGAAGAGCCCATCCTGCTTCGCCTTTGGGCGTAGTGAAAAGGATATGGTACCGCACACGATCATCGAGGAACCACAGCACAGCCAGTGCGAAGGGTGCCCCATGAACGAGTGGGCCTCGGCGGAGCGTGGCCGGGGCAAGGCTTGCCGCAACACCCGACGCTTGGCGATGATCCCCGCGGGGACCTTTGACCGCGAAGGGAAGATGGAGCTATTTAGTGACCCCGGGCACTTTGAGACCGCGGCCATCGCGTTCATGAAGCTGCCAGTGACGTCGGTCAAGGGCTACGCGGCTTTTGTGAAGCAGGTAGCTGGGGCTCTCAAGCGGCCCCCACACGGGGTCATCACGCATGTGAAGGTCGTGCCTGATACGAAGACCCAGTTCAAGGTGACGTTCGAGGCTGTCGGCAAGGTGGAGGGTAAGTTGCTCGGGATCATCATGAAGCGGCATGACGAGGCGGTGCTGAGCATCGACTTCCCGTACACCCCAGCGACCGAGGACGACGAGCCCAAGAAACCCGCGAAGAAGCCCGTAGCCAAGGGTAAGGCTAAGGCTGCAGCGAAGAAGCCCGCTGGTCGCAAGTACTAAACCCTAATAGTCAAGGGCTCCTTGTCATGAGGAGCCCCAAATCTTTAAGGAGCCACGATGGCCGTCAACTACAACAAGGCCCTAAGCACCTGGGACAATCTCAACAACGTTCTACGTGACTGCAACGAGGAGATCGCCCAACAACTGCTGGAACTTGAGTTGAGTGGCAAGAAGCGGCCTACCTTTGTCATGCGCATTCACTGCCGGTGCAATCGACTTCGGGCCAACCGTGAGCGGAAGGTGCTTCGTGGCCAAAAGTAGAGTTCCCACCCCAGTCACGGTTGACTTTGAGACCTTCGGTATCGCGGGTCGACCACATTACCCGCCGATGCCAGTTGGTGTCTCTGTCAAGTGGCCTGGCAAGCCGGCGAGATACTACGCCTGGGGCCATCCCACGGCTAACAACTGCGGCAGCAGTGAGGCCCATCTTGAGCTGCTGCGCTGCTGGAACCACCCTGACGGGGTGCTGTTCCAAAATGGCAAGTTCGATGTCGATGTGGCCGAAGTGCACTTTGACTTGCCACGACTGGGGTGGGAGCACTACCACGACACGCTGTTCCTGCTCTTCCTCGACGACCCTCACCAAACTGAGCTTGGGCTTAAGCCATCAGCTGAACGGCTCCTTGGCCTGCCACCCGAGGAGCAAGACGCTGTGGGTGAGTGGTTGCTGCTGAACCAGCCGGTGCCCGGGGTCAAGATCAGCTCGTCGAAGAAGAGTGAGCACTACTTTGGCCGATACATTGCCTATGCCCCCGGGGACCTTGTGGGCAAATACGCCAACGGTGACACGGTCAGGACTGAGAAGCTGTTCAAGCTGCTCTTTCCCAAGACCGCTAAGCGCGGGATGCTCGCGGCCTACGACCGGGAGCGAAAGCTTATGCCCATCCTGCTGGACATGGAGCGGCGGGGTGTGCCGGTGGACCTGAAGCGGCTTACCTTCGACCTCCATCGCTACCACAAGCTCCACACAGATCTTACTAATTGGGCGGTGCGGACCTTGAAGGTCAACAAGGACCCTGAGTTTAATCTTGACTCAGCCGATCAGTTGGTCGGCGCTTTGCGAGTGGCCAAGAAGATCGACATGGGCCTGCTCGGTGAGACTAAGTCCAGCACGACCGAGAAGCCGAGGTACAAGACTGACAAGGACTCCTTGGCCGAGGCCATCACGGACAAGATCCTGCTGGGGGTCCTAAAGTTCAGGACCCAGCTCGGCACTTGCTTGAAGACCTTCATGGGTCCATGGCACGCGGTGGCTGAGCAGTCCGGCGGGCTCATCTTCACCACATGGAACCAAACCAAATCAGCTGAGACCGGGCTCGTGGGTACCCGCACCGGCCGGCTGTCGTCGACTCCCAACTTTCAGAACATCCCCAAGGAATTCGCTGCCATCTTCCACCATGAGGCGCCTGAGAAGAAGTTGCCCAAGTCTCCCTTCAAGGAAGTTCTTCCAGCTCTGCCCAAGGTGCGTAGTTACATTACGCCGTTCAAAGGCGAGGTCTTCATCGACCGA